GCAAGAAGAAATCAGGATCGCCGCGGCCCATGACCTGAACGTGGCGCCGGCCCAGATCCGTCCCCCAGAGCATCGGACCGACGCACGCACCAAACCGGAGATCTCTTCCGGGCCTCAAATAGATGAGGCGGTTCAGGGACTCCTGGTGATGGCTGCGCGCGGGGGCGCATACCTCGAATGGGTCCTGGCTATCCCAAAGGCGTGGTGGGAGAACCGGAGTGGGGCGGTGGTGTTGGAGAACATCCTAGACAGGGGAGGCTCCCGAGAAGGGCTCCCGGAGGACCAACAGGCTATCCTGCGCGCCGCCGAAGCGAAGGACGCCACCCAAGCCCAGGCCGATCCCAAACGGATTCTTGCCAGGCTGGAACGGGAGTACCTGCAGCAGGAAGTCGCAGAATTGACACGCCAGATCAATCAGACAGAGGACGAACAAGCCGGGGAGCAGATGCAGCGCCGGCTCATGGAATTAAGGGCGCGCGCCGCCCGACTCACTAGGGGGGGGAAATGACCCGATTCGTTGGGATCAGACAGAAGTTCGCGATCAGCGGGGCACAAGGGGAACTCAAGGGCTATTTACACATGGATGAGAACCCGGATGGGACCTTGGCCATGATCTCCATCGAGATCCACAAAGAGGGGACCATGGCGCGGGCCATGGCTCAATCCTTTGCATCCGCAGTGAACATGGGGCTAGAGGCCGGCGTTCCGATCCGAGCGTTCGTTGAAGAATTCCGTGGAACCCGGTTTGAACCATCCGGGGAAGTCAAGGGCAGCCCTTCGATAACCACCTGCACCAGCCTCCTGGATTATGTGGTCCAGGAACTTGAGGCCACCTATCTCGTCAAGGAGTGACATGAGCAACATCCAGACCGAAAACCAAAAACAAGTGCTTGGAGCCGTCAGGCGCCTTCAAGCGGACCGTGGACGCAGCGTCCTTATCCGAGAGATCGCCGCAGCCCTTGCTCGGCCGATCGCGTCGGTCTATCCGTCCATCCAGACCCTTGTGGAAGAGGGCACCCTTGTCCGCGGGTTCGCCGGGAGGGGAAAGGGCGTCCGGATCGCCGACACGGACCGGAGATATCGGGAAGGGTGGCAGGATGCCTTGAACCACATCGAACCCATCATCAACGTCCACCTGCTCGAGCTACATGCCAGCGAGGCGCTCACCGACGTTATCCTTCACGCGATTCATGACGCGAAAGGTGCCGCAAATGCATCATAAAAAGCCACTCAAGCGCAACAAGGGCCTCTGCCAACATAACGAATGGGTCCCAAAGAAAGCGCGAAAAGCCGGATTGGTCCTCTTTAAGCCACCGAAAGCCAAGAGGCCTAAAAGGACTCTGTTCAATAAGACCAGGCGCAGGCCCAAGGCTACCCCCCAAGAGAGCGCCCACATGAGCCGCGTGGCAAGGATGGGATGCATTGCCTGCGCAATGGAGGGCCGACTTCGGAGAGCCCATCTCCACCATGTGAGAGAGGGATACGGGGCGTCCCAGCGCGCCAGCCATTGGGAAGTGCTCCCTTTGTGCGAGGCCCACCATGTAGGATTCCTCTACACCGATCCCAAAGAGCCCAGGGTCATCGCTTTCCATGGGGGCGAGCGGACATTCATCGCCAGATATGGGAACGAGATTGAGCTTCTCGAGGTGGTTTGGGAGCGCCTCGGCATGGACATCCAAACGCTCCCATCTCTATCCGGCAAGATTCCGCCCTGGTGGGTGCCATTCAAAGAGGGCCGGCTGGCAACGACATCGGATCTTAATGCCAGGATGATCTTAACTGGCCCCATCTACGAGTTTGAGGAGGAGGACATATGAACGCTATTCAGGGTTTTATTCTCGGCGTTTTCACAGTGGTGGTTGTTGAGGGCGTTTTCCTGGCAGGGGCCCTCTGGGCCAAGAAGGCGATGGCCGAGCGGCCAGCCAAAAAGGTTGACGCGCCCAGACTTTGACCCATAATGGGACTTAACCAGGAGCAACCATGAGCCCCAAAATTCAGAAAAAACTTGGTCGCCCCATTTGCCTCGCAGAGCCGCTGGCCACCATCGCCGACCGGCTCGGAGGGATCCAAGCCCTACGCGAACGGCTTCACAACGTTTCACGATCAACCATCCATCGGTGGTCCGACAAGCTGCATGCAGGAGAGAGTCTCCCGGCTCTCGTCCAGATAGCGATCCAGACCATCCAGGACAACATGCCAAAGGAGAGTCCATGCCCGAAAACACGAGAGCACAGGCCCAGGCGAGTGCCGGCAACCAAGGCGATTCCCGAGCCGACGGAGACCTTCACGACCACGATGGTCAGCAAGACGGTGAGGGAGAGGCCGGAATCCGTATCGCAGCGGCCATCGAAGCGATCTACAAAGAGGCCATGAAGGCTCCGGAGGCCAATCTTCCGCAAGAGGAGATCCTCCAGATCATCAATGGATTCAGCGTCCTCGACCGCTACAACATGCTGATCCTGATGAACCAGCAGATGCGCTTCCTATTCATGCAATACCAGGCCGAGACCATCAGCCTGAGCCCTAGCCCCCTGCATGTCGCAATGTATGGGGTTGCCGCAACAACCATCTCCAATGCCGCAGAGGCGGTCCAGTCCACCATTCCCGGATGCACCGACGACCTCATGGAGGCCAGCATCAAGCAAGCCAAGGCCCTGACATTCCGGGTGAAGTCATTTCTCCTGGCGAGCACCCGCGGACGACTCATCCTTCCTCCAGGGGTCGAGGGTGGTCCTGATAAGGGGAATTAGGTTCCTGCTTTTATCCGGTATCGCACCCACGGCCCCGCGCCGCCGCTGCGTCTCCCGGGAAACCGGGGCGCACCAACGATGATGAATTATTTCTAATCTGATCCTGTCCAGGATGCCCCCGAGGTAACAGAGGGGAACGGACGCCGAAAATACTGCGAGGGAACGACGCTCCCAGAAGTCAAAGGCACGACTGGGAGAACGAACCGCCCCACCATCCTGATTTTTCAACGAATTGCTAGGAGGGCCAACCCATGGAAATGATCCGATATTGCCCCGAGTGCGGGCACATCGGTCCCATCGACAACACCAGGCACATCGACTGCTGCCCGGACGGGAACCAGGCGGTGGAAGTGCCCAAGAAGGTCGCCCAGCAGGCAAGCCTCGCTTTCATTCCTGCGCAGCCCAAGCCCCTGCCGCCGTTCGACTACCCCGACTTCATCGAGGGGAAGGCGGTCCAGCTTGCCGCCTGCGCTCTCCTGGAGCCGGTCCTGCGCCTCTGGGAGTCCGACCCCCACCAATTCAGCAGCCGCCCCTGTGCGACCTGCAAATCCATCACGGCTATTGTCGGTCGCCCCTTTGGGTGCGAGTGCAAGCGGTAGCTGTCCAGGCGCATCCCGCCTGGGGAAAGGAAACCATGAGCAAAGTGATCACGATCTCCAAACCTGATGCCGTCACAGTGCTGGCGTCGGCACGGATCACTGGAAGGATGATGGTCCCCGGGGAGAGCCGCAATGAACTCGACGCGGCGATGCGCCGCATTGAATCCGCTAGCTCTAGCCCTGAGCACGACAATTCCGATGAATCCGAACGTTGCCTGTTCTGTGGTGCTCCACCCCTGGATGACGAACCCCTGGCATGGCATGTGGAATGGAACCCGGAAGGCAAGGAATCCTGGGTCCAGGTCTACGCAAACGAAATGGATGCCATCGACCGCGCCAACAAAACAGGCGGCGTCATCACCCCCCTCTACCCCCGCAACCCCGTTCAGGCCGAAGCCTGATCTTGTCCACTCGCCGGAACCCCGGCGCACCCATGGAGGCCATCATGGCCAAGCAGAAATCCACCGAACCCGCCAAGCGCATCCCCGCCGGCACCCGCGTCCAGTGGCGGGCCCGCTACCCGACCGATCCCCTCAATGAGGGTATGGTCAAGAAATTCGATGCCAGGACGCTTTGCTACTACGTCGATGTGGACAAGACGCCGACAGGGAAGTCCCGGAAACGGGTGCTGCACATGCATCCCTTCGCCTCCCGCCTCGAAGCCCAGAACCCCGACGCGCTCAAGTAGCGCCACCTGTCCAAATTCAGCACCCTTCAGGAGTCCGTCTTGAAATCCCCTTTCCCATGGTTCGGAGGCAAGTCCACGGTGGCCCAGGAAGTCTGGGACGCCTTTGGGGACGTTCGGAACTACGTTGAGCCGTTCTTTGGATCCGGCGCGGTCCTGCTGCTCCGGCCCCAGCCCTTCACCGGTTCCGAGTCTGTCAACGACAAGGACGGTTTCCTGGCGAACTTCTGGAGGGCCATCCAGGCAGACCCGGAGGCGACCGCGAACTTTGCCGACTGGCCGGTAAACGAGAACGACCTCCACGCCCGGCACATCTGGCTCGTCCAGCAGCGTGAAACTCTCACCGCAAGGCTTGAGGGCGACCCGGACTTCTTTGATCCCAAGATCGCCGGGTGGTGGGTTTGGGGAATCTGCTCATGGATCGGGTCCGGCTGGTGTTCAGGGAACGGACCCTGGTCCATCGAGGAGGGGCAGTTGACCGATGCCCGCAAGCGTCCCCACCTGGGTAACGCTGGGATGGGCGTGAACCGCAAGCGTCCCCACCTGGGTAACGCTGGGATGGGCGTGAACCGCCAGCTTCCCCACCTGGGTAACGCTGGGAGGGGCGTGAACCGCAAGCGTCCCCACCTGGGTAACGCTGGGATGGGCGTGAACCGCCAGCTTCCCCACCTGGGTAACGCTGGGAGGGGCGTGAACCGCCAGCTTCCCCACCTGGGGGACGCTGGGAGGGGCGATGTCATTCTCGCAACCTTCATGGAACTGGCGGAACGGCTCCGCAATGTTCGGGTGTGCTGCGGCGACTGGACGCGGGTCATGGGCGATTCAGTGACGATCAAACATGGCATCACGGGCGTTTTTCTCGACCCGCCCTATGCGGATACCGCTGACCGGCAGGAAGACCTCTACTCCGTCGATTCGTCCACTGTAGCCCATGACGTTCGGAAGTGGGCCATTGCCAACGGGGACAACCCGTTGCTCCGCATCGCCCTCTGTGGCTACCAGGGGGAACACGAACTTCCCGAAGGCTGGACCTGCCTGGAATGGAAGGCACGGGGCGGTTACGGTTCCCAGGGCGATACCCGGGGTCGCGAGAACGCCAGCAAGGAACGGATCTGGTTTAGCCCCTACTGCCTCAAGCCATCCACCGAGGCATCCCATCAACTTCTATTCGACCAAGACGACCTCGCCGGTTGATCTTGTCCAGGAGCATGACCGTGAAAACCACCGCCGAAAAGGAATGGCTCCATCAGTTCCGCCGCCGACTGCGCCGGGCCTGGGGATACAGCCGGAAACAGGCCCGCGCCATCCAGCCCATTGATGATCTGACCTACCCACCCCAGGGAGCAGCCGACGAATGCGCCAGCTACATGGCTGACGATGCACGGCTCTGCCAGTAACCACCTGTCCATCTGCATCACCCCCTGAAAGGAGCGCCATGCGCTTGTTTATCGACACCGAGTTCAATGATTTCCAAGGACCGCTGATCTCCATGGCGCTGTTCCCGGAGGACCGGAACATCACCCCGTTCTATGAGTCGCTGGGTTGTGAGAATCCCGGCTCCTGGGTTGCTGAACACGTTATGCCGGTCATTGGCAAGGTATCCATCCCACTGGACGCCTTCCAGCGCAAGCTGGGCTACTTCCTGAACCAGTGGGGCGAGGTCACGATCATCGCGGATTGGCATGAGGATATCGCCCACTTCTGCAATTCCCTCACTACCGGACCAGGGATGCGGCTTCAGACCCCCGACCTCCGCTTCGAGATCCAGCGCAACCTCGATACCGTGCCGCCTCTCATCCCCCACAACGCCTTGAGCGATGCCGAAGCCATGCTCCGCAGCGCCGAGGTCAACGTCAGCCGCTGAGGCTGTCCATCTGCCGGAACCCCCGGCGAAAGGAACGAAATGCCGCTCATTGAATGTGAACGCCTGGTCAAGCGGAAAATCTTCGCCGCCGACAACGAGCCCATGAAGGCCAAGGTGCCCAAGGGGTATCAGGTGACGGCCATCGACAAGCGGACGTTCCTGGGCTGGTGCGAAGCCTGCGCCAAACCCATCTGTGAAGGCGACTCCTACGGCACGGACGAGGACCACAGCTGCATCGTGTGCCGCGCCTGCTACCCCGAAATCATCCAGGCGTGAGCCTGTCCATCCTCTGGAGCCTTCCATGAACCTGGAAATGATCCAAGCGTTCTGCCACAACGAACCCGAGAAGAACATCGGCAAGCCATGGACCGTGGGTGAGTTCACCTATGCAACAGACGGCTTTCGCCTCCTCCGTGTGCCCGCCATCGCCGGGGTGGACCCGAACAACCGGGGCGTGGCGATCACCAACCTTTACCTGAAGGCCGGTCCTATGCCCGACACGGGTTGGGTGGACCTGCCGGCCCTGCCGCCGACTGCGCCGTGCCCGAAGTGCCAGGGCGGGAAGAAGCCGGTCTGCGAGGAGTGCGACGGCAACGGGACTGTTTCCCTCTCCAACTCCTACAGCACCTACGACGACATCGAGTGCGCGTCCTGCGGAGGGACGGGCGTGGGTGAGGAATGCCCCGAGTGCTGGGGATATGAAACCGTCGAAACTGAGCCGGAAATCCTCATCGGGGGTGTCACCTACAAGACCTACCAGATCCGGTCGTTCAAGGATCTCCCCGGCGTCCAGATCGCTCCCGCGAAGGGCGTCATCAACTGGATCCGCTTCGACGGTGGCGACGTTCTCATCATGCCGATCATCCATTGCGGCGGCTTCTAGCCGCACCTGTCCATTCCTTCACCCCTTCTAAGGAGATCGCCGTGAGCGACGCCACCCGCACGGACGGCTCCAGCGAACCCGGGGGGAAGCACGAGGACTGCCGCTATTTCGTCCTGGACATGAACCATGACCCCTACGCCACCCCGGCGCTGAAAGCCTACGCCGAAGCCTGCCGCTACTCCCATCCCCAGCTTTCCAAGGATCTGTTCGTGCAGCTCGGGTATGACCCCGAAGGGCACATCATCCTCAACCACTGATCCTGTCCAAAAGGAGGAAACCTTGACCCGCTATGAGAACCGCGAACAGGAACGCCAGGAATACCGGGGCGATGTTTTCTATGAGGTGTGGCGCAGTGGGGGCGACCCTGACCGGGTTGACTACGACCGTGTGAGCGACCGTTTCTATGACGGCTACAGTGCCGAGGAAGCCGCCCATTCCGAACTCCGCAGCCAGCGCCCCACCGAGCCCGTTTCCGATGAACCCGAATATCCCATCCAGGACTATTCGGGCGAAATCCCCGACAACGAATAGCACCTGTCCATGATTAATCTTTCCGGATCGGCCGCACTCATAATCGCGTGCAACTGCGCCGTCTGGATTTGGCTTTCCTGTGCCAATCCGGCCAAGCACGATCCAGATGAGGATTGTGGGTGGGGCGGCATGTGGAATTGAGGTTGACGGGCGCCTGGTTTGACCCACAATGGAACAAAGGAGCCACCATGCCGAATACCCCTGACCCTGAAGGCCCATGCCAGAAAAAGACATGGCGCGGGTGCTGCTGCGATTGCCGCTTCCACATCCAAGACTTCCATCACTGCTGCCCGGTGCCTGATCGGGTGCCTGGGACGTGCGTTTGCAATGATCCCAAGGGCTGGATCTGCTGGCCGGCATTCGGGTCGCATGCCTATTCCGGGTGGACCGAGCATGGATACTGCGAATGCCATACCCCCAAGAAAGGAGCAACGAGATGAGACTGAAGTGCCTCCTGCAGGGAGGGTGCCGGTTCGAGGAGACCAAGATCGAGGTTCTCCCTCCCGACCAGGAACATCAGACCACCAGGATCCTGACCTTCTCGAAGTGCCCATGGTGCCTCGACACCCGGGCCACGATCACAAGCCCGGAGCCCTCCGAGACCCGCAACACCCTTCCCCGCAGGTGGAGAGACAACGGCGCGACAGGGAGCCAGGCATGAGCTACGAACCTGAGGTATTCCGGCCGGCGCGCCCAGTCCACGCCTCTCGCCGTGCGACCGCGGAGGACATCCAGGGATACGTGCTGGATGCCCTGCGGGGCATGCCGTGCGCGCTTAGCATCGAGCAGGTGGCCGACAAGGTTACCGAAGACTGGGTCAAGATCACGCCCAAGGATGCACAGAGGGCACTCCGCGCTCTCGTGGGACAGGGACAAGTCGAGGACAAGTCAAACGGCGCAGGCACCCTCTGGGCGCGCGCCAGGAGGGCATGACCATGACTCTCGGACCCAACGAGCCAACTCACGACCCAATCACCCACCGGCCCACCAGGGCATTCATCCAAGCCCAGGCCCAGGATCATGTTGCCTATGGATGGTCCGCTCGTCCCGGCACATGGGATCGCAACATCGAATGGACCGACGAGGATACTGCGATCTACGTGGTCGAATACCGCACCGCCGTCGCTAAAGCGAAAGGGAGATTGTGATGGCCGAGAACACGAAGATCGAGTGGGCCCACCACACCGTGAATTTTTGGTGGGGCTGCACCAAGGTCAGCCCGGCATGCCAGAACTGCTATGCCGAGGCCCAGGACCGGCACTTCCACCCAGGCCCATATGAGAAAGCAGAGGCGTCCCATTGGGGCGACAGCGCCCCGCGGATGCTTCGGGTCGAGGCAGCGCGGAAGGAAGCCTTCAAATACCAGCGCCGGGCGGAGAAGGAAGGCGTCCGGTTTCGGGTCTTCACGAACAGCATGTCGGACTTTTTTGAGGATCGGCGCGACCTTGACCTCGCCCGCCTGGATGCGCTGGACATCATGGCGCAGACCCCCAACCTGGACTGGCTGGTACTTACGAAAAGGCCGGAACGGATCATGGACCTGCTCAAGCGGGCCAGCGCCATGGCTGTCCGCACCAGCGGGCTCGCTGAATTCCTGCGCGCCTGGACGGGGGAGTGGAACTGCGACCCGCTGCCGCCGGCCAACGTCTGGCTGGGCACCACGGTCGAGAATCAGGAGTGGGCCGACAAGCGGATCCCGGAGATCCTGCGGGTCCCGGCCTCGGTCCGGTTCCTGTCCTGCGAGCCGATGCTGGGACCCATCAATATCAGCCGCTACCTTCCGCGCACCCCCGAGAAGCAGAAGGGCACCGAGTGGGATGCATTTGGGATCGACTGGACCATCTGCGGTGGTGAGAGCGGCGCGCGCGCCCGCCCGATGGACGTCAGGTGGGCCCTGAGCCTGCGCGACCAGTGCGCCGCGGCCGGCGTCCCCTTCCTGTTCAAGCAGTGGGGGGAATGGCTTCCCGACAACCAGAATCCAAGGATCCCGGGGCCCAGCGGGGCATCCCAGGCGATTCGGGTCGGCAAGGCGCGCGCCGGCCGCCTCCTAGATGGCATGCTTCATGACGGATATCCAAAGGTGAACCATGACTGACGTGTTCTGCCATTTGAACGATCGCGTCGATTCCCCGGACGGCACCACCACCGTCGTCTGCCAGTGCAGGTGCGGCAGCGCGGAGGCGGTCACCCTTCCCACCGCCGAACTAGAGGCATACATGGGTGGCACCATGATGTCTGAGCGTGCGATGCCGAGCCTGGATGAGGGGCAGCGCGAACGGATCATCACGGGCATCTGTGGACCATGCTGGGACGCGATGAGAGCCGAGGACGAAGAAGAGGAGGGCCCCTATGCCGAAGCTTGAACTGCAGACCACGCCCGAAATGTGTGTGGCATACCTCGATGCGCAGGCCAAGCATGGTCTGGCCAACAGCGCCGACGCATGGGTGGTGCAGGATGCCGCGAGCGCCCATGTGATCCTGGCCCTGCTCCGGAAGGCACACGAAGCCCTCTTGCGCTCAGGGATTCAGGAAGCCGAATGCGAGGATCCGGATGGGGCATGCTACGAGTGCGGGTGCTCTGTCATGGATGGGGATGCGCATACCGCGGAGTGCAGCATCCACGCCCGCCAGGAGGCACTGGACGCCGCGAAACCATGGATGGAGGAGTGAGATGAGTCTTCTGTTTCAGCCTGACGACAGGGTGCGCCTGACGCGAGAGGCATCGGCATTCTATGGATTCGGGGCCAACCAGGGGGCAGGCGGGGTCGGGACAGTGCTCTTTGCTGGACCGCGCCCATGTCCTGTCCCTGGCGGGGATCCACGTCCCTACCGTGTCGAATGGGACACCGGCAACACGAACACCTATCGTGAAGGAGACCTGGAAGCAGCCGAGGACGCCATGGATTCTGAGGATGCCCCGACCAACATCATCCCGTTTGGCCGCCGATGACCCTGCCGCCTCAGAATAGGCCCCACGCAAAGACACGCCCCATGCCGATACCTGGCCGGTGCTACCGCAATGGTGCCGGCCAGGTTCGTCGCTTTATCGGGGTTGATGAGGGCCACGCGGATTTCATCGTCGTGCTTCCCGGGCCCGGGGGCGCCTACACCAGCCAATACCCAGCCGGCCACCGCGGGCGCATGGCCATCAACAGCTTCCGGCAGTGGCTGGTGCAGGAGTGCGATGAGACCGGAGCCATCCTGTCCACCCCGGGGTTAAGGCCCCCCAAGCCGCGCACCGACGGATTATTCAAACGCCTGAAACTTTCACTTGCGGAAAGCGTAGTTTGACCCACAATGGAACAAACACAAGGAGCCAGCATGAAGGCCAAACAGATCATCATCGCCGCTGCCGCCACTGCGGTCCTCGGCGCCGGAGCCATCTTCTACTTCACCCGGCCGCCGATCGAGAAGACCCTGATCGAAGACCAGGTCCGCCTGATCAGCATGGATCCGATCCGTTGGACCGGCTTTCAGAAGGTCGGAGCCGAATTCCCCGGTCCGGACGGCGACGGGATGTGCCAGATCTGGGCCGCAGACTTCTGGATCGGGGCAGCCCCCATCTCCATCCGCTACATGGAATTCCGGAGCCACGGGAAGGTCCGGATGGTTCCGATCGGATAACTCCACCAGCACAGAGGCACACCATGACTTCCACCCTGAAGAACATCGACATCGACATCCCCATCCACGCGGCACTTCTCGCAGACCTCAAGCAAGGGGCGAGGATCAAGCCATCGGCCTGGGCCAAAGAGCGGGGGATTCCATGGCAGGGAGTTTCATCCTATCTCACCAAGATGAACCACGAAGGGCTCTGCGAGTGCTACGCCGGAACCTACTTCATCCGCGCCCAGGAGAAAGCATGATTAAAGTAGGCGACATCGTTCGGGTGAAAGAACCCGATAGGTTTAAGGTGGCGTTTTCCACCAGGATCAAAGACCGGGACGGCGTCGTGGAGTCTGTTTTCACCCCTCTCGGATGGGGAGCCCAGGTCCGCGCCAGAGTGCGGTTTTTGAAGCGCAACGGACGTGGGAAGGAATTCATCGAAACCATCAATATCAACGATCTTGTTCCTGTCATCCGCACCCAGGAGGGATCATGAGAGATTGCCCGAAGTGCGGGAAGCCGGTGCGCCTGGGAGCCTACCGTATCACCATCAACCGCAAGCACGGGGTCGGGCATTACGTGGCGCACATGGACGGATCCCCGATGTGCGAACCGGGGTGGGACTGCGCGACGATGAAGCCATACCCCAAGAACGAAGCCGACAAGCCCTGGCGGAAGCTGGTTGACCGCTGGGAAGCCCAATAGGAGGGGCCAAGACATGCAGAAGTCATTCACTTTCGAGAATGAAGCCAAGCCTATTTGGGCCACAAAGACCCAGGCGACTTCTCTTGGGGTCTGGAAAGATGGGGTGAGCCTCATCACCGAAGAGAGCGAGACCGAGCGTAAGGCCGGCTTCATCCCTGCCTACCGGCTCCAGAAGGGCAAGCGCTACCGGATCACCATCGAGCCGATCGCTAAACAGGAGGATCCATTGAGCCGAGTATTTGATCACCCGAACATGACCAATTTCGAGTGCCCAGTCTGCCACACCAATAAGGATGCCCCCGTGGTCCTGGTTCCCATCCCCGGGACCGAGAATGACGGTATTTGGGAGGCGAAGCAGGTCCACAAGGAATGCTTTGACCTTGTTCTCAAAATGCAGGCGTGATTCAACAGGAGGAATCCATGAATAAGCAGTTCAACCCAGGCGATCCGGTGTTCACCCTCGACGGGCAACTGGTCACCTACATCGCCAAAGTGAGCGATGGTCACTGTGTCCGCCCTGTCTACGAGGGCGACGACGGAGAACTGTATGAGGACGGATCGCCCATGGTGGTGAACCAGGTCTTCGACACGCCGCCCACCGAACGCCTCGAGAAAGAGGTGGCGAAGCTGACGGAGAGGATCGAGGCCAAGCGCCAGGAACTTTCCGATCTCCAGACAACCATCCGGGTTACGACGGAGACCACCAAGGACCGAATCGAGGCCATCAAACGCCACGAAGGACTGGCCCGGCTCGACGACTTCCTCGCCGGCCGAATCACGCATTTCGTGGAAAAGAACTATGGCCCTCCCGTCATCAAGGAATTCAAGAAGGCCATGGAATCCGAGGAGGAGGGTCAATACAGCCGGGTGCGCCCCCTGCGCCTCCTCTCTCTCTTCGGCAAGACCGATGGTGATTTGACCTGGGGCATCAACAGGTATTCCGACGGGAGCGGCGACCACTCGGATGTCTATCCCTGCTGCTCCCTGGATGAAGCCAAGGCAAAAGCCAGGGAACTGATGGAGGTCGAGTTCAAGGAGGCGCGCGAGAAGAATCGGGATCTGAGTTACTGGGATAGATGGGAGGCCGCCGCGGCTGCAGCCGACATGATGATTCCTGTCGACATCCAGGCCATGAACATCCAGGGGGTCATCCGGAACGCACAGACGAATTTGGGCAGGGCTGAATCCGAGGCCCAGACATGGAGAGTCCGCCTCACGACCGCTTCCTCCAACCTCGCCGCGCTCAACAACTCGAACCAGAAGGAGGGCTGAAATGCCTCGCAAAACTATCGCCCAGATCAAGGCCGAGATTAAATTCGGGGAATCTATCCCTTCCCCCTGCTGTGCGAACTGCAAGCATTGGCCCGGTGTATGGGTAGGGTGCAAGCATCCCCAGCACGAATTTGCGCTAAGGAAGGAGCCCCGGTCCACCGTCTGCGCTGATCACCATTTCGACCGCCACAAGCATTGAGGGGGCTTTCGCCTGATCTTGTTCGTTGACAGGCGCAGTATTTAGCCCACAATGGGACAAAGGAAAGGACCCATTATGAAGATCGAAGTCGCCGACGAGTTGACCCAGTTCGACGTGGCCTTCATCAAGGCCATGGCCAAGGGGATCGTGCTGGCGCGCATCAAGTATCCCGGGCCCCGCGGCCGGTTCATCGCTTTCGCTGCTGAATTCGGCGAGGCGCTCCACGCCGTCCAGAAGATCGTCACCGGCCGGGGAACCGTCAAGGAACTGGGAGCCGAGCTGCGCCAAGCGGCCCAGATGGCCTGCCGATTCGCAGTCGAGGGCGACCCCATGGAATTCCCGCCTGAGTCCCAGGGCGAATTCCCTTGCATCGTCCAGCCCGACCCCACCATCAAACCTCATCACCCCGGATACCGCGGCACCACAACTTGAGGAGGGAAAAATGGCACGATGGATGATCACTGAAGACCGCCATAGCATCGTAGAGAAAGAGGTCGAAGCCGACACCCAGCAAGAAGCCGAATCGAAAGCGGCTGAAATGGATGGCATCGAAACCGACAACTGGCTTTACGACTCGACGACCAAACGCCTCGATTAAAGCCAATAACCTTTTTCACCCAGGCCCGCACGGGCCGCATACAAAGGAGCACCACAATGCCGACTTTCAACTACTGGAGCGTTTCCCCCCGCGAGCTCGCCCTCATGACCCGGGAGCGCGTTTCCATGTGCATCGACTACGAGCTGATGGAGAAGGGGGTCATCAAGGTCGAGCAGCCGGCCATGCGCCCCATCGTTCCGGTCACCATCGAAACCAAGCCATACTACATGGTCAAGACCAATTCCTACAACGAGCTGTGCTGCTTCGAAACCATGCCCGAGGCCGAGGCGATGCTCGGGCTGCACCCGGTCAAGCGGAACTACAGCTACGACTGCGGCGCCAAGGTCTACTACGCCGACAATGAGGACCTGGCCCTCACCATCGAGATCGTCCAGTTGGCCAGCAAGGCCGACTACATGAACGCCGTCAAGACCATGAAGGAGAACAAGGCGGCCGAGGAGGCCAACGCCAAGGCCCAGGCCGAGTTCGCCACAGACGCCAAGTCCATGGACGAGGTGACCAACGGCCTCTTCGATGACTGGATGCATCAGCAGGAAGTCGAGTCCAAGAACCAGCGGATCCTGGGGATCTGGAAGAGCTACCTGAAGATGAGCGAGAACGATCGGCGCATCGCCACCAACTTCATCAACCGGGTCTTCCAGCCCGACGAGGTCAAGGGTGCCGTCGAATGGCTCGGCGAGGCCTGGGATGCCCCCCTGCCGGAGGTCGAAGGACTGGACCTGACGAATACCCCGATGTGCGCAGACGATGTCAGGGAGATGATCGACACCGGGTGCCCGGTCATCCCCGACGACCAGCCGGCGGTCAGGCCCTGCACTGACCTGGACCCGATGGACATCGATTTCTGATCCACTCAGCCCTGCTGGCCCCGGCCTAATCCGCCGGGGCTTTTTTATGGCGCCGAGCGTTACTTTGGACCATAATGGGACATAGCAAAGGAGAACAGCCACATGCCCATCATGAATGACGCCGATCTTGCCCGCTGGTATCGCACCCCCGGAGATCCCGATGTGTTCGAGGACATCGCAGAATGGTTCCAACGCGAAACCGGGCATCTGCGCCCCGGCAAGGACCCTGCGCCGGGCAGCGGGCACACCTATGAGTGCTGCCATGATGCCTGGGCCGAATGGTCCGAGCAGAAGCACGGGGAGGCCGTGCGTGGCCTGCTGGCCCAGCGCAACCGATACCTGGAAGCCCTGGTGCCTATCGCCGCCGAGGGTTGCCGGAACGAGGATGTGGGCGACGATGCCCCGCCTCCGGGTTGCGTTTGTCCTGCCTGCCGCGCCAGCCATGCTCTCAACCCCGAGTAATGCCCGTCCTCGAAAGGAGGAACCCTTTGGTCGAAGACCTTGAATTTGAAGCAGTGGAGAGGGAGCGGGATGTTCTGCAATCCAAGATGGACGAGGTATATGCCGCCCTTCCTGCTTCGTCCGAATACATGGACCCTCCTGACGGGGGAAGCCCCAGCGCCGGGGTCATGGTTGGCAGGATGCGTGCAGACCGGGATTCCCTCCGCACCCGGGTCGCGGAACTGGAGACGAAGCTGGAAGAGTCCCAACTCAACGAGTGCGCAGTCCAGCGGGAACGCGATGCGTCTCAGGGGGAGCGTGATCGGCTCCTGGGAGAGGTGGAAAATATTCTGAGGTCAGCCAGCCCCCATCCCGAGCACCACCCATCCATGCATCAAGCCTGGAAGCAAGCGACCAAGACCATGGCCGAGCTTGGCTACCCTGTCCCCATCCATTACCTCAAGCGGGCCGGTGATACCGACTGACCCTCGCCTGCCCAGGGCCATCCCTGGACCACACCCAAAGGACTCCCATGGACACCGTGAAGAGCAAAATCGCCCTTTCAAACCTCCAGCGCGAACTGGATGACCGCTACCGAGCCCTGCAGAATGCCATCGCCCCGCGCCCGCTCATGAACGGCCACGAAAGATGCCGCCGAGGAAGCTGGGCGCACCCCGAGAACCTGGTCGCCACCACCGGGACCGAAACTGAGATCAGGCTGGTGGTCGCGGACTTCCAGACCATCCTCAAGGAGATCATTCGATGAATATCCAAGAAGCCATCTTCGGCACGCTGGACACCGAAACCACCGGCCTGGACCCCACCGCGGGCCACCAGATCGTGGAGTTCGCGTTCGTGGCCACCAGCGCCACGGCGGAACTTGACCACGCCACCACTCTGGTGAACCCGGGCCGACCGATCCCCCCAGAAGCCAGCGCGATCCATCACCTCATCAATGAGGACGTCGCTGGAGCGCCAGACCTGCCCGGCGCCGTCGGTCCGATCATGATGGAATTCACCGGCCACTATGGGCCGTTCGGAGCCTACGTCGCGCACAACGCCCCGTTCGACAGCGCCTTCCTGCCGGCCTTCATCGACGCGCCCTGGCTTGACACCCTGCGCCTTGCCAAGCGGCTGCACCCTGACTTCGACCAGCACGGCAACGAGTTTTTGCGCTACAAGCTAGGCATCACCTACCCCGGAATCCGCGACGAGGTGCCTCACCGGGCACTGCATGACGCCCGGGTGACGGCGGCGCTGCTGCGGTTTTTCATCCATGAGATCGTCACAGTCCGGGCCGACTTCCCCCAAAACATCGAGGACTTGATCGCCTTCATCGCCCGCCCGATGATCTTGGCGGCTCCGGTCCAGTTCGGGAAATGGCGCGGTACCCCATGGAACCAGGTAGACAAAGGTTATTTGAAGTGGATCACCATCCAGCCCGATTTCGACATCGACATCATGGCAACCGCCAGACACTTCCTAGGCTACAGATAGCTAACACGACGCGGCAGAGCAGGTTTGGTGGGGTAATGACAGGGAAGGTGGACCACGGTCCGTTTGGGCTTGGCAGGCTAGGGAAGACGCGGACTGGTCATCTACGGCATGGCAGGCGAGGAATGGCGAAGCATGGTGAGGCACGGTCTAGATTGGTACGGCAGGCGTGGATAGGACGGGCAAAGCAAGACGGAGTGGGACACGGCATAGCAGGCAGGGCGAGGCGGGGTGAGGTGAGACAAGGCCGGATTAGGCATGGCAGGCAGGGATAGGTGGAGCAAAGAGGGCACGGGGGGCAGGCGAGGAAAGGCTCGGTAGGCGGGGAGCGGAACGGCCGGTTTGGAGTTGACGAGTATATTATTTGTCCCATAATGGGATAAACAAGCCGGATACACCGGCACGCAAAGGAGCAGCACGCCATGGCAAAGAAATCGGCAATGACGCCCAACACCGCAGAAGTCGGCATCCGCAAGATCCAGATCATCCTGCGCGGAAGGCCCGGGGCGCCCCTGGTGATCCATGCCTTCGCCGACAAGGCCAAGGAGGAGATCCGCCAGAAGCAGGCCAAGAGCGCCAAACAGGCGAAGGAAGCCCGGCAACCGGAGGTCGAATTCCTGGCTGCGCGCTATCTGGATGGCCAGGGCCGAGAATGCGCGCCCGTCACGGCCATTAAGAAAAGCCTGATCACTGCGGCCACGGCCTTTGATGACATGACCAAGGTCGCGCTGCGCCAGGCGATCTTCGTGGCGCCCACGGCCGACCCGGCCAGCATGCTGGTGCCCATCGAGAAGCACGACGGAACCCCGGCGATCGGGAGGATGCGCGAGGACGCAGTCACGATCGGGATCAACACCCGCGGGCTGACCTACCGGCCGGAATATCCAGAGTGGCAGCTTCGGGTCAACGTCGAATTCAACCCCCGGCTGGTGAGCGAGGAGCAACTTCTTGCCCTCATCGACCAGGCCGGATGGGGTGTCGGCATCTGCGAAGGGCGCCCAGAGCGATCGAGCGCGCTGGGGTGGGGGCGGTTTGAACGGGTCGAGGAATGACCAAGCCGATCCCGGTCCCACGCGAAGGGATCGCATCCTGCTGCAATGCCCTGGTCCTGCCACGTCTTTGTGACATGGAAGAAATCAGGGCGTGGTTCCTCAGAGGCCTTCCTTATCACGGAGGCGTGGATGCTGAGTCCATGCGCTTCATTAAGGCATTGGATCCTCTTCCAGAGCGCTGGGAGGATTGGCCGGAAGCATCCAAACTGGCCTGCCCGATATCCGAACTTGGGACTGGCCAGAGATACCGGTGCAGGCTGCTTGGCGAGGATGGACTCTGCACCATCTACGACCGCAGAACCTACGTCTGCTCCCAATACAAGCCGGCGGCGACCGAATGCCGCACATGCAAATGGTTCAAGGATGGAAAGTGCCAACCGGCACCATTGGAGGGAAGATGAACATTCTGATTCCAGCCACGGTCGTCAAAGACATCGGCCGGCTCGACGCCACCCTCCGTCTGCCGACCGCCCCGCGCACCGGCCACCACATGGCCACGATCTGCTGCATCTGCGGACAGCAGATCGAGGACGAGACATTCCTGGCCGGGTTCAAGCTGGGCTATCCCAACATGATCCTCCATGAAGCGTGCCTGCCCGAAGGAGAGCCGAAGCCATGAGCACCCCACATCCAATTTCCGAAGATCACCCATCGCCAGGCGAGCGCGCTGGCATGGGGGAATGCCAATGCATGTTCCATCTCGCAGAGCGTGCCAAACAGGCCCGCGCCGAGCGCCAGAGCGTCCCAGTGACGCGGAAGGGAAAACCATGACCAACCCACCCATTGATCAGCACCTCGTCGCTGCAGCGATCGCACACCGCGGGTGCTGCGGTAGTGAGCACGACCCCAAACAGGGGAAGCTTCACGGCTTCTGCGTGGTCTGCGGGGTGCCCTGGCCCTGCGACACGGCGAAGGCCTTCATGGTGCCGGCGCTGGCCGAGAGCATCATGGGGCACGATGCGCCTGACTTGAGCACAGAGGAACGCGCGCGGGCGGAGACGGCCGAGACCTTGCTCGAGGTCCACCGGGCGATCAACAGAGAGGTCCGCGGCATGCTGGGCATCGAGGAGGGGCAGAGCATCCCGTCTGCCATCATCCTCCTCCAGACCAACATGAAGACAGCCAGGGCGGAGCTGACCTACATGATGACCCAGAAGGGAAACTCCGAGCGGGGCGCCGAGGCTTGGAGCAGGATTGCCCGGGCGGCGGAGAAGCGCACCGAGGAGGCTGAAGAGGCCGCCAGCACCTTGCAGGACGAACTGGAGTCCGCCAATGATCGGGCTTCGGAATTCATCGCGCAGTTCCACACCGAGCAGGACAGCAAGATGCAGCAGCTTGAGAGGGCAGAGAGGGCAGAGAAGTTGGCCGGCACTCTGCAGACCGAGTTGACCGCTTTAAGGGTGGCCCACGAAGAAGCCGTCAAGGCCGTATCTTTCATGCAGGAAAAGGTGGAGCGGCTGAACCTCGAATGCACCACCGTCGCCAACCTCGCCGAGAAGCGCAAGGGGACACTCCTTGAGGTGCAGCAGCACCTATCCGATATGACCTATCGCAACGAGGCCAACCGGAAGTACATGGAGACGTGGCGGGATCAGGCCAACGTCACCAATGCCGAGATCAGCCAGGCCAAGGACCGGATCAAGCGGTATTTCGTCGCCGCCAAGTTCAACGACATCGAGAACCTGATGACCGCCTTCTGGAACGACGATAACGCGCCGGAGGAACTCGGAACGGTGATCGAGTCCGCGGTCGCAGAGATCAAAAAGGATCGGGACGGCATGGCGGATGACGTGGCCGCAATGAAGGGGGAATTGGCCGGCGCGCGCGCCGAGGTGGAGCGCCTGACCACCAAGCTCGCTGACCAGTTCGAGGAGTGGCGCCGGGACCAGAACGGGCTCGCGGAGGCCATGATCAGGCTGGGAGCCATCGACGCGGCCATGGATGGGAATCCACCCATGCCTGAGATCCTGGCCATGGAACATTCTTTCGACTACATCACCAGGCTAAAAGAGTGGGGGACCCAGAACCGTGATGCCGCCGCCGCGCTCCGAGTGGAAGCCAAGGAACGGGCCAATGCCTACTCCCGGCAGATCAACGAACTGAAGACCGCGCATGCTTCCACCACGGACAACCTTTGGGCGGCCCTGAATGAGGCCCGAGAGCGCGCGGACCAATATAGTGCCGAGGTCAAGCGCCTGAACGGGGATCTCGCAGCGGCAACCGCCCGTCTCGCAGCTATCGAGGCTGCCAAAAAAGAGGCCATCAAGGTCCCTGACCCGTGGCCTTCCGAGAACTCCATTTCGATCAGTAAGGTGGAGGAAATACATTCTTACGCTTGCTGGATGAGGGACGCTGCCTGCGCCCTCAGCACGGAGAAGGACCGTCTGATCGAACGCATCAAGACGCTGGAGTCCACCAACCGGGACCTACGGGACGACCTGAACAACAGCAAGGTGGCGCCCTGGACCTTGATGCCCGGAGAGCCCATGCGCCCAGGCGTCATCACTGAATGGATCAAATACTCGCAGAGGATTCGTGCCATGTTGATAGCGGAGCGGGTGGCACATTCCAACTACCAGCAGACCGTCACTGGCGTGGTTAAGGAGATCGCGGATTGGTGGGCCGGGGAAGACGGCGAGCCGTTCACGGTTGAAATGCTCGGGCGCCTTAACGCCCTGCGATAGAAGGCACCACAACGGCGCTCCGTGGCTGTCACAATTGAGGCATGGACCTCCTGCCCCACTTGACCAGCCACGAGAGCGCCGAGATGTATGCGCTCACCCAGGCGCTTGCGTTGGAGCATCTCGGGAACCTTCTGGCGGGGTTGGAGCGACACCTGGGCGAGTCTGTGATCTTCGACCCAGCAGCGCGCATCCAGGAGCAGACCATCCGCGATGGGGTAAAGATCGGCCGAGCGCTCTGCGAATACATGGTGGCGGAAGCGAAGCGCGCCGGCCTGGGGCCAGAGCCAATGGAGGACAGATGGCGGGACCTGCTCGGGGGAGCCTTGGCATTCATTGCCCAGCAGCACGACCAGGCATGAGAAGGGCCCCGCTTGGGGCCCTGATCACCATTGGTGATTGTCCTGGAAATACTGGCGCCAGAATCCGCCCGCTTTCGCGCTAACGCTGCTGTGGGGTGTCAGGAAGTAAGGACGCCGCCGGCCGACGCGGAGGTATCCGTGGTGGTGGTGGATGCAGCCGCAGGGGTGGATGCAGCCGCAAGGGCATCGGTGGTGGCGGGAACCGTCGCGGTGGGTGCCGTGGTCGAGGAGGTGGTAGCCACAGATGCCGCCTCGATGTCCGCCTTCATCTGGGCCCATAGGGTGCCGGCTTCTTTCACGGCCGTCTTGACCGCGGTCTCGATGATGGCCAAGTCGCGCTTGGCGGTGGCCTCGTCCTTGGCGACGGTAGCCTCGGCCGCAGCCAGCTTCTCCTTCTCCCAGTCCTTCACCTTGGCGATGAAGCCGATGGCCCAATGGCATGCAGCGCCGAGGAAGAAGCCGACGATCAGGACGATCAGGCACAGGAAGATGACATTGACGGTGCTCATAGAACCTCCAGAATGGCTCGGGCGACCCGGGCGGTGGTGATTTCGTGCGTCAAACAATGGTAGCGCGATGAGCCGGGAATGGGGGGATGGGCAGGACACCAATTGCGCAGCAGATCGTTCAGCTCGGTGATGCCGGAACCCTCAAGCGCGGAGCACTCGCCAGCCCAAGTCGCAGGATCCCTGGCCTCCCGGTAGCACGGGAAATGGCTGCAAGTGGGCAGCACGCCCCGGACCATGGCCTTGCGCGGGTCCCGGTAGGGGAAGCGATTGAATCCCGACACCACCGAGTAGAGTCCGACGATCGAACAATTCGAGGCACCAGCGAGCTGGATCGGGCCTCCGTCGGTTGACACCAGCACGTTCACGTGGCGGAGCAGCTCCACTGTTTCCATGATGGACAACTCGCCGCGCAGGTCCATGAACCCGCAGCCCATGGGCGCAGCCACCAGATCACCAGCGATGTCGAACGACTCCTCCTTGCTCCCGATGAGGATGACCGACAGCCCGAACGCGAACATGTCCTCCGCCAAGTGGACCCAGTTGTCCCGCGGCCAAGTCCGGTTGGGGTCCTTGGATGCCGGGTGGAGGACCACCCATCGAGTGCTTTCGTCGGTGTAATAGAGAAGCTGGTCCACGCGCTGGACATCCGCATTGCTGGTCTTCAGGTCCAACGTCTTGAAGAACGGGTCCACACCGACCAGGCCCATCTCAGCGCAGAACGAGTCCACCTCATGGATGTTGGCCAGGCCATGGCAGGAGTCATGGAGAGGCACCTCGAGGACAAACGGACGGTCCTCGCCGTCCTCCACCGTGGTTACGTGCCGGCAGGCCCGGGAGAGGGGACGGAAGGAGGGCGCCGTGTAGAAGTAGACCTTGCCGCCGGTCATCGCCTTGTAGGCCTGGGCAGCGCAGAGGGCCATGCAGACATCGCCCATGCCGGACCAGCGGCTGATCATGATGGGCTGGCCATCGCGGGGCATCATTTATCACCCCCGCCAAAGATCCCGACATGCGTGAGAGCTTTTCTCAAGATGATGACGTGTCGTTCGAATTGATCGGCCTTCTTGTTGGCGTATTTCGCCTCTTTCGCGTAGAGCCAGCACAGACAGCCGGTCCAGAGGTTTGTGCCGATGAGGAGACAGATGGCGAGTCGCATGGCGGGTTCCTTTGCAGTGCCTTTGGTGATGACGGGGCCGGGATGCCTGCCGACGTGGGCTGTTCTGGCTGCCGGCCCCAGCGTCACAAGAGGGACGCTTCTTTGTTCGGAGAGGTGAATGGTAGATGTTCGGCCCAGGGCGGGTGCGGTGGATCGCCACCGCGTGACAGGGGTTCGACTATGACCGGAGCCCGGGTGCCGGAGGTCAGGACGGTGCCTTCACGATCGCGTATCGATAGCCTTCGGAAAGTCCCGCAGATCAGGGATCCATCCTGTCGCGGGTTCACGAATGGCGCCGAGGTTGGCCGGGCCTGTCAGACCGACCAGCACGAGAGGCGCAAGGAAGAGGTGGATGGGGGGCATGCAGGGATCCTAGAGAGAGAAGAGGTGGTGTTCATGGGACGGCCCAGTGCAGGTGCGCGTGGCCGTCCGGTCAGCATCAGTTCCAGCCGGTTGAATTGATGTCCTGGTCGTGTCCGCGCGCCGGCTCCGTGACGGCCATGAGCCAGAGGGCTACGGCCGCATCGCAGAGCAGGACCAGCGCTGCCGGGGTTGAGAGGATGAGACGGGCGGTGGAGTCGAGCATGAAGGTCAAAAGACCCTGAATGCGTGGCGGGCGCGATAAGTGGACCCGTCAGGCATGATTTCGGTGTCGGTTTCCCCGGCGAAGGTTTGACCGGTGGTGGGGAGGCGGGGGAGGATCGGGGCTGGACCAGCCCAGTGCCATTCCGCCCCATGGCGCGGGTCGCGAATGGCTATCTTGAGGTCGCCGTCTCGGTTCCACACCTCGACAGCGTAGACACCTCTGGAGTGCTGGAACCCCAGGTTGTCGCTGACCAAGTAGCGGTCGCCGTCGATGTAGACGCACTTTGGTTTCACAGACGTTCTCCTGGGTAGGCCTCAGATGGGCCCGCCGTGGAGCTGCACGGCGGTTGCGGCGACATGCCGCGCAGGCGTCGGGCTCTACCACCTCGCCTGATTTCAGATGGGGAACGTGGTCAATGGCGCAGGCATTTTGCGACCACGTTGTTTCCCTGCGCCGGATCACGCGGCAGGTCGGGGTGAGCCCGGTGGTCTGCGGTCCGGATTTGTCCCGGGCGCGTGACGGGCTGCCGGCTACTTGGCGGCCGGCGCCTTGCGGTTGAACTTGGAGCAGGTGGCCGTCTTCTTGACGACGAATCCGCCGAGGGAGCAGTGCATGTTCTTTTCCTGTGTGTAGCCGTAGGAGTTCACGACCATCTCGGACCGATATCCCCGGCAGTTCATGCAGACGGCCGGGGCCGGCTTGGGCTCGTAGCCCTGGTTTTCCTTGGCGATGCTCTGCTTGCTCACGGTTGGACCTCACTGAAGGGGGGAGGGTTGGGGGGAGGAATGGTGGGAAGGGGGACGGCTAGCAGCGCGCGGCGCTTCCAGAACTGGAAATCGGTGATCTCGATGCCGATGCCGCAGAAGTCTTCCACGATCATCGGATAGGTCTCCCGGATCAAGGATTCCAGCGTGGCCACGCGAGCTTCCGCGTTAGCGAGCCGATCGGCGAGGGTGAGGGGCTTGGCTACGGAGGGGTCTGTCTGCGAGAGGATCCGCCGGCACAGGCTGCAGGTCACCAGGGATGCATCGGTCGTGGTCTGCGAGGACTTCTGGAGCGAGTGCCCACACAGGCTTTCCTTGTATGCGCTGTTCGCGTAGTCGTGGCCTTCGGCATGGATCTTCATTGGCGTTGCTCCTTCGCTATTCCACAAGTATGTCCCGCGACGGGACAAATGCAAGAGAATTTTTAGGCCTTCGCGTAGCGGTCGAAGCGCTCTTTGTGGAGGGCAGCCAAAACCTTCTCGGCGTTTTTGGCGGCGGTGCTGGTGAGCACCCGGCGCAGAGACCAGAGACACATGCAGTTTGGGTGGGCCGGGATACAGGGGATCCACAGTTCCTCGGGCCCGCGCTTCGTTCCGTCGCGCCGGTAGAGGTGAGCGGAGCGGCCGACGTTGTGCTTGCCTGGCCAAATGAACTTATCTGGATCCATGCCGGGAAGAGGCTTGGCCACCACCCGGAAGGCGCGGCCGAACATCTTGCGGCAGAAGGGGCAGGCCCGCGGCCCAGCGATCCAGACGGCCTCCCATTCGCCGGAATCGGCCACGGAGGCGAGCTGGCCGTTGGAGATCGACATGGCAGTCTCGGTGATGGCGATGCGGCGCCAATCCCGGTTGAGCCGGCCCAGCTCCTCTCGCAGGTGGGTTTCGATATAGCGTGGGCCGGCGTTCGCCAGATTGGCCTCGAGGAGGACATCAAGGGTCTTTTGGCGCGCGGCCGCGGTCATCTTCGTCACGAACTGGGCACCCCGCAGAGACGTCCATTCGGTGATCTGCTGCTGGGCCGGAGGCATGACGTGGAAATACTGATCCCAGGCGGAGGGCGAACTGATCGCCTTCACCCGGGCTTCGATAGTGGAGAGCAGGGAGGACTGGAGCGCCCATACCTTGGCGGCATCCTCGGCGGTCTTGGTGGGAAGCAGGGCATTCACGAATCCGTCAACCAGGGATGACCAGGTGGCCATCTTCTGTTCAGGCGGGGCCGGCGTGTTGAACATCCGCATGATCTCGCCCCAGCCCGGAGGCTTGGGAGGGCCACCCTCGGCCTTGGTAATCTGGAGATGCTTCCCCATCACCGCAGACCCGTAAGCTGACAGGAAGCCGGTGCCGAGCCACCAGAAGCGGTCTTCAACCCATCCGCGCAGTGGTTCGGGGTTCGGGCCCCACATGGGCCGCTCCACCTCGTGGGCGGCTGCATGATCCATGGATGGCCGGCGGGTTGCCTTCATTTGGCGGCCTCGTATGCGACGTCACGGTGGCAGCCATCACACCAGCGGCGAGGGAACGGGGCCAGCAATTTCCATTTGATGACCTCACGCTCCAATATCCGATTACAGGTCGGGCAATGCTGCACCGGAGAATTGAGCCGTTCCGAGCATATGTCGCGCAGTGGCAGGATCATTTGTCACTCCTCGATGGGCTCGTAGCAGGGGATCCGATCTGGGAGGAGGGGAAGGAAGAGGGTGGAGCCAGCCGCTCGATGTGAAGAGTCCTTGAGGAATCGGATCATGCCGGATTCCACGAAGGAATGGCAGCGCGCGTTCGGGTCGCCATTGGCGCATGTCACCAGGATGGAAGGGCGCAGGGTGGGCTCGATGGCGTCCTGGTTCCAGTCCCATGCGTTGGGGCCTTCGACGGGCACGGAGTGGACAGCGTGACAGCCAGGGCACCAGAAAGCCAGGTGCCCCGATTCGGTTCGGAAGAGGATGGGGGAAAGCCGGGTGATCATGGTCACTCCTGCGTGGACTGGGCTGATTCAGGTTCCGGCATAGGCTCGTAGGCGGTCCGGCCTTCGCCGAGGCGTTGCAGGCGCTGGGCCAACTCGGAGGGTTGCCCATCGGCGCCTTCCGGCTGGCCGCTGTCGTTGGAGGCGCCACCGTCCTCCCCTTCGCCGTCCGCGTCCGGATCCTCCGCACCGTCCGGCGGGACCATGAGGGCCTGCTGGTAAATGGTGCCCAGCGAGGGGTTCATCGGCGAGGCGTTGACCATGGGGCTGGGGTAGTCGGGCAGGTTCATGGACATCCGGAACTCCCCGACCGTCAAGCCGGCCTGGACGCGCTGGAAGTGGGAGTCCATCTCGCCCTTGTCGGCCGGCATATTGCCGAACCAGTCGAGCGGGTGGGGCGGCAGGTCGAACTGGGCGCGCGCCTCGTTGATGGTCATGTGCTTCATCTTTTCGGCCCAGCGTTCCTTGGTCTGCTCGATGTCGAGACCGCAGAACTCCAGGTGCAGGCGGTTGGAGCAACGAGAGACGATCTCGTCGTTGTCGAAGGCCGCCAAGTCTTTTAGGAGGGGATTCAACCCCTTGTCCTTCGCCGCGGCCAGCTTCTGCCCGGTGTCGTCGCCGGACAGGCTGGACTTGTCGCTCACGAAGGATTCGAATCCAACCTCCTCGGCAGCCACCCCGAAGATGGCACCCATGATGGTCATGTTCAGGGTGATCCACTTACTGAAGGCCATTTCATCGAACGGCTGGGCCGTCTGCAGGTATTGGACGTTCCCCTGCTGACCGCGAGAGAAGAGGATCGGGAGGTTGTGGGAATTCTGGATGCCGCGCACCTTCTGCTGCCATGCGGCCTGGAAAGCGTTCTGCGTGCGGACGTCGTAATTCCCATAGGCCATGAGGATGCCCTTGGGGATGGCGCCGTCGGAGAGGCCCTGCTTGGTGTAGGTCAGGGCCTGGAGAACGTTGTTCAGGGTTTCCAGGGACTGCTCGAATTCGGAATAACCATAGCCGTTCTCCTCGGCCCACGTGGAGGCGTTCCTGGTCCAGAGGGCCAGTTCGTCATACCCGAAGGCGATTTCAGCCTTCCCGTTGAGCACCTGGTAGGCGTAGATGGGGCGTCCATCATCCAGCGTGGCCTTGTAGGCGGGGGAAGCCAGGGCGAAGGTGTCACTGGGGCGGACGAACCAGGAATCCAGCCCCTCGGCCCCGTTTAGCCCGATCAACTCCACCGCAGCCTGGTCGAGGGTGAGGCCATCCCCGACCATGAACCGGTGGAACTGCACGAGACCCTGCCGGCGAAGTTCCCGGCGCTTCACCGCGTTGAACTCGCGGCCGCCGCACTCGAGCATCTTCGACAGCCACCGGATCTCCTGTTCCAGATCTTCCCCGGCCGTGGCGTTTTCCTCGTTCATGACCAGGCGCCACCCGATATCGTCAACCGTCTGGGCCCGGCGGGAGTAGCGGTCCACCTGGCGGATCCGGGTGCGGATGATGGCCTGGGCCACCTCGAGCCGGCGCGCGAAGGCCCGGAGGATCGGAAGCTGAACACCCTTCTTGGGAAGCCACTTGAAGTAGCCGCGGCCGAAGTCGGAGCCCCAGGAGGTGGTCTGGGCCTTCCCTTCGGGAGAGACCTGGTCGCCGGTGCGCCACCCTTCCGGATCGTCCCGGAAGCGCATGGCCTTGGCGACAACATCCTCCGCCTTGCGTTCCACACGCTGCAGGTCGGCGAACTGGCCCATCATTTCGTAAAGGCCCGGGTCGACGGCACCCATGGCCGGCGCGTAGAGCTGAGAGAGCTTGGTGGTGGCGTCCACCGCCTCATTTTCGGGAGCGCTGGGGTTGTAGGCGACGGCGGCCTCGTGGCTGCCCAGGTCTTGCGTTGGCGTCCAGATGGGGCGGAATTCAGCGGACCCACCATTCATCGTGTCGTTCATGACCGGCTCCCCCAGATATCCACCCGAACTGGCTGCACGTCCAGTATATCGGATTCCCGGGGGGTCCAGGCTTCGCAGCCAGGCATGGATGTCTCAATCCGGAAGCCGGCCGCAGCGCAGATGGCTGGGCCGTCGGCGCCGGCCGGGCAGTGCTGACAGTTCCCGCACTTGGGAGACTCGTCACTGCGGACCTGCTGCCGGAGCACCTGGAGGTTCTGGAACACCGGATGAGCGAACTCGGGTGCCACATTCTCGGGCGAGCTGGCGCGCTGCAGGGGGGCCGGAGGTGGGGGCGGCACGACCTTGACGTAGGCGGCAGCCGCCAGGGTGGAGGGAAGGGGCAGGCCGGCAGAATCGACGTTCTGAAGGAGGCCCTGCCCGCCCCAGGCAGCGGCGCCGAGGGTGCAGGTGTAGACCCCAATCGCACGCTCCATGACCCGGTCATCGTGCCGGCCGGACTGCGCCTCGAAGCGGCCCAACGGGTTGGACACAAAGAACGAGCACTCCTTCCAGAAGTTGGGGTCAGGGTCCGGCATGGCCTCGCGCTTGACCACCTCACGGAGGCAATCCACCACGAGGGGGCGCGTCTGGACGTTGGTAGGGAAGCCGAGCTTGTGGAAGACGGCGCCGGACGCATCGTATTCCTGGTGGCGATAGAGGTTGGGATACTGGGCCTGCTCTAGGCAGTAGAGGACGGTTCCCCCGTGATTATTGCGCTCCACCACAATCAGGGCCTCGTTGTAGTCGCTGCCCAGGTGAGCGATGCGGCCGGCGAACTCAGCTTCCCCCATGCGCCCGTGCAAGACGGCCATGCAGCGGAGGGTGGCGGCGTCCCGAACGGAGGCGGAGGAATAGTCCAGGCCTCCGACCTCATTCCGGCTGTCGCCTTCGCCGCGGTCAATACCTTCTGCCGGGTCGGCGCTCAGCACATAGACGGCACCCTGTTCGGGCGGGAAGAAGATGGTGGTGAATTCGTCAGGGTGGTCCCAGCGGTCTGCGGACTTGCGGGCTTTCTCCCAGTTGGAAACGACGATCTCCATGTTGAAGGCGGGACGGCCGGTGCTGATGAATGCCTCGAGGACAGAAGAGGGGAACTCCTGGTGGAAGTCCACCAGATCCATGCCGCTCAGTTTCCAGCGGCGCCAAGCAAGCTGGGGAAGCGTCACCCCCCGTTCGATCAGGACACGCTCCTCCTTGTCGAGGGTCCGGGTCATGGCTTCGGCTTGGCCGGCGTCGATCTCCTGCCGGTATTCAGGGAAAGCGAACCAGGGGTAGAATACAAGCCGATACATCGACTTGCCTTCCAGAGCCGCGTCCACCAAGTCCTTGTAGTGGTTGAAGCCGCGGGCGGTCGATTCCAGGAACACATTGCCGGCATCACCGACGGCTTGGACCACAGACCGGTTAACCATAGCCCACTGTTCATAAAAGGCTGCTTCCGAAAGATGCAGGTTGTGGGGCGTAACCCCGCGTTTGTCCTTACCTCCGGCTGTTCCGACATTAAAGGCTGATGGCGGACGGGCCACCAAGTCCAAGGACCCGTTGTCGTCGTAGAAATTGATCTCCATTTCCGAGGAGGACATGCGCCTGGTGGGGCAGCGCTGCCGGACATCGTCAGGAAGCGTCTCATAAAAGATGCGGTAGATGTCAAACAGTTCAGAGACCACATCTTCGGTGTGAGCCATGACCACAGTGTTGGTTCCGGGGTTCAGGAGCCCGTCCAGGAAATAGAGCGATCCAATGTATGTGGAGAACCCCAAGCGCCGGGGCTTAAGGATCAGATCACGGATGCCTCGGAAAAGGTCAATCTCGGGCCTGCGCCGGTAGAGCTTGCGAAGGCTGGCCAAGTGGTCCATCTGGATTGGGTTGTAGACGAATGGGGCCAAGCCGCCACCCGCCTCCTTGAGCCCGATCTTGAGCCAGGCCGCAGCGAAATAGTCAGCCAGGGATGCGATGGCGCGCTGGGCGGCCGCAGGGTCGGCCGGGAGCCTGGCCAGCTTCCGGCGTTGGGCGTCCTCGAGCGTCAGGAGGATAGGGGACTTATCTGTTGCCATGGGGCACCGCTGAGAGGTGTGCAGGGAGAGGGCTTTCTTCCTCGAGCGAGGCGATCAGCCCGTCCGACACCGCGGCGATGGATTCCCGAGCCGCCAGGATCTGCCCGAAGATCGATCCGGAGAGGTTGGCACCGATGAAGGGTTGGGCGTGCTCGGGTGGAGGTGCTTCGGCACCGGCCTGGGTCGGCTGCACGAAGGCGGTGTTCAACTGGATGGCAATGGCCGGTGCTTCCTTGATGCCCATCGCCGTGTTGAGGTTCTGCAGCCCTTTCCCAACCATCTCCATCACATTGGCGCCGGCCTGGGCCTTCTTGGAGTCGCCGCTCTTGAGGGCTGATGGGGCCTCAGTGAAGGCCTGGCCGATCAGCTCGACTGCCGCGGCACGCAGAGGGATGTATCGGGAGGCCGCCTGCCGAAGCATGGCTTGGTGGACCATGCCTTCGATCTGGATCCTGGCCTCGGCCTTCTTGCGGGTCCATTCGTGCTCGAGTGCCCACGAGCCAAGGGAGCCCAGGGGGACATTGAAACGGGTGGCGAGGGTGGCGAGGGTGGGATATACCGGCATACTGGTTTCTGGTGAATCCGGTTCCTTCTCACCGTATATATAAGCCTGTTCAATCGGTTCCCAGTTATATTTCGCCGCGCGTGGATGTTTTTGACGTTTCCGAATGGGCTTTATAGTGGGCTTGGATTTGGCAGGACCCCGGCGTGGTTTCAGAGAGGGGTTGGAAGGGTCAGAGGGGGCAGCGGACTTTCCCATTTATGCCTCCTGTGGGGGACGAGCCAGAATGGCCTCGCGGCCGGTAGCATCTGTCCAGCGCTTGACGATCACATCCACGAAGCGAGGATCCAGCTCAATGGTGTAGCAGGAGCGGCCCAGAACCTCGCAAGCCATGAGGGTTGAACCACTTCCGGCGAAAAGGTCCAAGACTGTGCCGCGCGGCTTGGTGGAATTGCGGATGGCACGTCCGAGAAGCTCTACCGGCTTCTGGGTGGGATGGACGTATCCAGTCTCGCGGGAGCAGGTCCAGAGGGTGGTCTGGGAGCGGTCGCCGTCCCATTCGACTGTCGAGCCAGACTTGAAGGCATAGAAGGCAGCCTCATGGGCAGGGACAAAGACCAAAGGGATGGCATCAGGCGTGTCGTGGGCGGCAAAAAGGATGGGCTCGTGCTTCCAGTGATATTGGGACCAGCCGAAAGAGGCCTGGGTCTTCGCCCAGATAATCTGGGAACGGACTTCGAGGTGGGCCTCGTTGAGGGCGTTCTCGAACTCCCTGTGGTAGCGGGAGGGGTAGAACACGTAGCACCCAGCGGATTTCGCTGTGGCGTCGGCGCAGCGGAATGCTTTGGCAAGGAAGGCCTGGAGGGCGACAGGGTCCAGGGTGTCGTTCTTGATCGAGCCCTTGCCCTGGTCGTTGAGCCCACCCTTGGCTGTGGAGGTGGACTTGTAGGCCACGCCATAGGGGGGATCGGTGAGCAGCATGTCGGCCCGAGTGCCATCCATAAGCCGGGCAACGTCGGCCGGCGAAGTGGAGTCCCCACAAAGGAGGCGGTGGTGGCCGAGGATGTAGAGATCCCCCAGCCGGGAGGTGGGCATGGGTGGAAGAGGAGGGGCGTCATCCGGGTCCTTCCCTGGCAAGAGGCCTGAGCCCGGCTCCTCCGGCTTGAACAGGTCGGCGAGAGCGTCGGGGGAGAAGCCAATGCAGCCGAAGTCGAAATCGTCGGCGTTCAGGAAGGTGAGGCTCGAGCGCAGCAGCTCGGTGTTCCAGACGGACAGATCGCTCAACCGGTTGTCGGCGATGGCATAGGACCGGGCCTGGGCGTCGGTGAGTCGGCAGAACACGACGGGCACATTGGGGTCGGCGCCCGCGGCGATCTCAAGGAGGGCCAGGCGCGTGCCATGGCCGGCGACGATTCGGTTGCTCCCGTCCTGCACCATGATGGGGCGGATCAGGCCGTGGGCCCGGATGGACTTGACCAGCATCGCAATCTGGGCCGGGTCATGGTCCCGGGGATTCTCGTCCCAGGGGACCAGATCTGACAGGCGTAGGGTGCCGGGGTGGCCGGCGGACATGAGCGCCTCAAGATCCTGGGAAGTGGCAGGGGCTGGATTCAACTTCTTTGTGCGAGCCATGCGGGCGGTTCCGATCTGTCCGGGAACTGGACGAAATAGGGGGCGTGAGAAAAGCATACCTCTATATCTTGCACGAACTTAGTGAATTCTTTCCGTTTCATGTCGTTCGTCCTTTTGGGAACCGAACCGAAGACTCGATCGACCCTGGGAGCAAACATTTCGAGCAGCTCTTCATGCCAGACCTTGGCGGCGAACTGGCGGGGCGGAAGTGGCGCCTCGTCGCTGTCGGGCGTGATCCAGACCTGCTCAGCGATCGGCCGGAGGATGTATCCGCGGTAGTAGCGGATGTGCTCCTCGGATGGGCTGGAATCCTCAATGGAGATTTCCACCCGGAGGGGATCGTCCTTGTCAGCGAAGCCCTGCCAGAAGTGATCCAGCAGGGCCTTGGCTTGATCGACATCCTGCTGGCGGCGCAGGACCAGGGCGCGGAAGAAGTGCTCAGACATGGGCATGGGGATCGTCAGTATCGGAGGGGCCCGTCGGTTGGTGAAACCGTTCACCACCTAGCTGATCCAGGATGTGCGGGGGCGCCTCTTGCACCACCCGCGCCGGCGCGCACCAGGGGCACTGATCGATGGGGAGCTTGTGGGGGCAGAGGGGATCCTGGGGGACCGGACGTCTCATGGGATGCTCACCAATTCGACAGGCCCGGAAACAAGGAAGGACCCGAGATTGAAGAGGACGATACGCTCGGCGACACCGTCATGTTCTTTGGTGACGATGCCATCCTTTACCTTGATGCTGAAAGGTTTCCCGGAAGCCATGAAGTTGTCCAGGCCATCCTGATCAACCTTCTCGCCGTCGATCAGAAGGTCGAAATAAGGGTTTTCCTTTAAAATCCCAAGGGCGATCAGGGAGTCGAAAGCCTCACGCTCAAGAGGATCCAGGGAGGCCGGATCGATGGGGGAAGGAAGGACCAGGCGGGTCATAATGGAGCCTTTCAAATTTCCAGGCGGTTGATGGCGTTCAGGAGGGTTTCCGCAATGCCTTCGACGCGCTGAGTGAGGGAGCGGATCTCACCAGCAAGGGGGACAAGATCGTCAGAGGTGCCCTTGACTAGGCCGGGGATGAGTTCATTTCGACTGACGGGGTCCAACCGGTTCAGCATGTGGTCGCGGGTCCCCTCAAGAGAGGTGATAGCGTGCTCGAGCTGTTTCAAGCAGGTGGGCACCTGCATCTCAGGGGCAGCAGCAGCCAAAGCAGAGGTAGGGAATTGGTTCATGACTTTCTCCTTTTGGGGAAGTGAAACATTGAATTGACGTAAGGCTCGATAAACAGCATCGGCTTCGATCATTGGACCTTCCTTTGGACAAGGCGCACGTCTGCGCCATCAATGCAGGGGACTCCTGCACCATCGTGAGCAACCAGGAACCCCGCCAATGCGCCGGGATACGGGGTGACTTCCATCACATGGACCGGGACCTTCGGGTTGTGCCTCGTCACGATCAGCGTCCCGATCGGCAGATTGGTCATCGGGGGGAAGGGGTTGGGCGGGGTGGCCATGATCTGGTTCCTTGTTCATTGGGTACACCTGGGAGGTTGGAGATGAAGTTGAGATTCCGGCGGGGGACGGGAATCTGGTAGGCGCGCATGCGGAATGCGCTGTAGCCAAGGGGCACCAGACCGTCCTCCAGAGCCTTCGCCTTGTAGAGCAGATAGATCTCCTGGATGTCCGCGGCCGTCGCGCGCCGGTCCTTCCTGATGGCGTGGAAGCGGTTGATGACGATCTGATCAGCCACCCGCCAGGTGCGGAGCCGGCCG